AAAATCATAATAGTATCTCCGTATATACTATTTATGCTTTGGCGCGCCCGGAAGGATTCGAACCTCCGACCCTAACGTTCGTAGCGTTATGCTCTAGTCCAACTGAGCTACGGGCGCATGTAATATGGCTGGGGAACAAGGATTCGAACCTCGGCTGCCTGAGTCAAAGTCAGGTGTCCTACCACTAGACGATTCCCCAATAAACATACTGAATGCCGTTCTCACCGGTGCAGGGTAAGGGCGTTTTTCTTCAACATGCTATTCTCCTAGTACTCCCGAGTCGTATGGGTGGGAATCAGATACAACTCATCTTCCCTGTTGTTCCACTAAGTATGTTTTAGAATAGCATCTTTCGATGCTATGATAGGGTCAATGCCCTACCCAGGAGTCTTACTTGGAGTGTTATCGCCACTCTGTTCATGTATCCTGTCCGCCCCTTCATTTTTTTAAGTGCTTTTGCAGGCTCGTTCCGACATGCACTAAAACAAAAAACCCTGAGAGTCTTTCGATTCCCAGGGTTTAGATAATTCGTATGATGATACTTTTACCTATTCCCCGGAACACCTCTTTGGTTTGATGTACCGCGAATACTTGTAGGATATGCTGGTACATTTGCTCCCATAAAGGCCTCTATAGCCCATAAGGTTGTATGTTCAAGCGATAATTTACAAGTAGTATTCATCATATAACTATTTAGTCCTGGTTAAAAATAACGTCAAATAACTTATGTTTTTGGCGTTTTCTCAATCGATGTACGTATCATAGCACCAAATCGACTAGTTGTCAAGAACTTTTTTCAACTTGTTGCCCAAAACGTACAAACTCTTTTTCTGCTGATTTCTCAGTAGATGTATGTATCATAGCACCATACTGTTTATTTGTCAAGCCTTTTCTACCCAATAAATAAAAATATGAACTATCACGCTTTTTCGCATGGCCAAACTCAAAGTAAGATTTGGCTATGTGAATCCCTAGAACCCTACATACCTGATCAAGCAATTGTTGCCATCTTGGGTAGTTGGTACAACGTTCTAGGTTTTATGATGTTAACACGAAACCGTAACAAATATCAATCTATTTTGGGTATAGACATTGATAGTGAAGCCATCGATGTTGCTACTGAATTAAACGCTGGATGGATGATAGGTGACAGGCCCAAAATGAACAACATCGTTGCTGACGCAAATTCCTATAATTATCAAGGGTTTACAGTAGTGATCAACTGTAGTCCTGAACACATGGAAAACAATCAGTGGTTTGATAACATCAATTCAGGAGCATTAGTTTGCATACAAACAAGTAACATTGATAAAAATGATGACATATGGAAGGTCGTAAACCCTACTAGGTCTATGGAAGAACTGACAAAAAAATATCCCCTTTCACATACTATCTTGCAAGATACACAAGATATAACGTATAGTGATTGGGGATATAAAAGATTTATGCTGATCGGTGTAAAATAATTACAATGCAACTTTTCCTACTGCATTGATCACACTAGCAATCTTTGCAACTGCTTGCAATTCTTGAACAGTCATGCCTTCTTTGCGTAAGTTATCATAGTGATTCTTTACGCAGAAATTGCATTTACCAATAATGCTTGCAGCCAATGCATACATCTCAAACTTTTTCTTGCTAACACCACCGTGATTAGCATATGCGTTCATACGTAAGCCAGGTGGAAGACCCTTAAGATCAGGATCATCTGCCATTTCAACAAATGGATAGTACATGTTGTTCATACCCATAAGTGCTGCCGCTGTTTTTGCAGCCTTTGCCTCATCACTATCCTTCAATGGACTTTCTGGGTCATTGTCGATGTGATATGCTAAGTCTCCGTTGCCGGCTGCAACTGCTGCCACAAATGCACAAGCATGTGCATCAATTGCATCAAGACCACTACGATTCATAACTGCATCTAAGTTTAACTTGATATCCTTAGCGTGGTCAGGAATACTTTCTTTTACTCTGTCTACCCAATTCATTTTGCGTTATCTCCTATTTCTTTATATCCTGCCACTGTAGGGTGGATATTATCTTTTTGTACATGTGTGATTGGAAGTACTGTGTCGCCATGCAACTTTGCAATACGTTCTACTGTTGCTTGAATGTCTTCAATAGGTACTTCACTCTTTGGATTATTACCATGAGGTAGTATCCAATACACATGCTTACCCTTTACACGATCACGTATCTTAGTTAATTCATGTTCGGTATGAATATACTTGTGATCATTTGAACCTAAACTAATAATGACAACTCCAGCAGATAAGTCTACTGAGGAATATGTGTTATTCCATTGCCAACTGTTAATACCAACTTTAGCGTAGGCAACACACTCTGGACGAACATTGTGTGTGCCTACTGCAATGCTATCACCTAATATTAAACAGTCTAACATTAGTTAGCACTCTTGCAAGAGGGGCAATGTTCCCTTTTAAGATAATCAAATAACTCTTGAAAGTTCATTGCCATACTCCTATTAAAGTGTGTCGCCACCAATTGGACGACTGCATGGGCATAGTTCGCCAGTTTGCAATGCGTCTAATACACGCAATGTTTCGTCTGGGCTACGACCAACATCTAAGTTGTTTACGGTAACGTGTTGAATAACATTGTCAGGATCAACAATGAATGTAGCACGAAGTGCCGCACCTGCTGGTTCGTAGAAAATACCTAACTGATTAGCAAGGCTCAATTCACCGCGGGCAACGTCAGCAAAACTCCATGAATTTGTCTTCTTCAAATCTTCATGTGCATTACGCCATGCTAACTTACAGAATTCATTGTCAGTTGAACCAATCAATAATACTGCATCACGGTCAGCAAAGTCACCATTTAACTTATCATACGCAACAATTTCTGTTGGGCATACGAATGTAAAGTCTTTTGGATAGTAAACAATTACCTTCCACTTGCCTTCGAAACTTGTTTCAGTAATAGTTTCAAAAGCACCATCTGGTGTCAATGCACCAGGCTTAACGCCAGTTACGGCAAACGCTTCAATCTTATCTCCAATAGTCTTCATTTTATCTCCTTCTCTGTGTTAAATGAATTATCGTTGCGACTTACAATTTGGACATATCAACAATAGATTTTCTTCTGTGTTGTTGTGACTGTTGTTGTCTTTATAATCTACGTTCAATGGGATTGAATGCCCATTGTGTGTCTCATTCTGACAAACTTCACATTTGTGTCCTCGGCTTTCAATTAGATATTTCTTTACGTATTCAGGTACTTGTCTCCAAGCAGTAGAGCCTTCGTTGCTTTTCCACTCTTTGACTAACAATCTTTGTCTGTGCTGTTGCTGACAACTATTGTTACAATACTTGTTGGTATAACTATGACCCTTAACAGGGTTATTTTTACCACAATTTAAACAAGTAAAGCATGAGTTCATTTTAGTAGACCAATTCGTAAAGCAATCTAATATTACTTATTGCTCTACAAATAGAATAATATGCTACTATTTTCATTTTTGTGAGTTTATGGGTAAATTAGAATCAATGTATATATTATACTAGATTCTGTTTAAAAATCAACCAGGCATTTTCCCAACTCCATTTATGACTGGCTTGTTCAACACGGTCTCTGTTTAATTGTAGACACTTATCGATTGCACTAACTAGGTCATTGTCCATAAACCCAGTTACGCCTTGCTCTACTACATCCAATGGCCCTTGAGTTGGGTAGGCTGCTACAGGAGTACCACAAGCCATTGATTCGATCATAACAATACCAAATGTTTCCCATGTGCTTGGAAACACAAATACCTCAGCGTTAGCGTAATATCGTGCTAAATCCACACCTGTTTTAAAACCAGTGAACATTACATCAGGGTATTGTTTCTTATAAGTTTCTAGCATAGGGCCATCACCTACCATGATTTTTAAATATCCTGGATAATCTAGTTCAAAAAACTTTTCTAAATTCTTTTCTTTGCTTACACGACTAACACACAATAAGTATTTGCTAGGTAAATTTTTTCTAAGTTGGGGGTTGAATATTTTACGATCAACACCTCTTGTCCAAGGTACTACTTCACCATCAAAGCCATGCTTTTGTAATTCATTTACCATGCTGTCAGTAGTTGTTAATACTTTACCACTATGTTTGTGAAACCAACGTACATATTTCCAAGTTAATGTTTCCGGAACATACATTAATTTTTTTAGCCCTTCAGGAAATTTAGTGTGGTAAGCAGTATTGTGCCTAATACTAAGTTTTGAAAGATATGCTCTAGCCCACAGACCAAGAGGACCCTCTGTGGCGATGTGGATATGATCTGGATCGATCTCCTTAATCTTCTTGCCCAAGTTCCTCGGATAGGCAATCTTGACTTCGTTGTAGCGAGGACAATCAATGTAGCGGAACTGCCCGGGGTCAAGATATATAAACTGATAACCGTCCAAAAGCGCAAGCGCCTCCAAATTTTTGTATGTCGTGACCACTCCATTTATTTGATCTTTCAAGTTATCAGTAACAATAAGTATTTTTTTCATTGATTTAATCGAAATCTAATATATTCAGTTATGTGGTCAGCCACATCAACTTGGCAGTACTTTTCAAATCCATTGAATCCTGGATTGCTGTTTGCTTCACACACAACAAATCCATTGGTATCAAATAGTAAATCAACGCCTGCAATATTTAAACCTAAGACTCTTGCTGTTTCTCTAGCAAGATATTCAATTTCAGGTGTTATTTCATAATTGCTACCCGTACCACCACCTGTAATATTTGCTCTGAAGTCTCCTTCAGGCGCAGTTCTGCGCATAGCACCTATTACTTTACCACCAACAACAAACACACGTAAATCTTCGCCTGGTTTAGCATTCATATACTCTTGCACAATCATTGTTTTCTTTGCGCCAAGTGTGTCAATGAACTCCATTAACTTTCTATAGTCACGTTTCTTTTCGCAAAGATATACACCTTCGCCATAACTACCAGTAACTAATTTTACAACACAAGGAAAACCAATATTCTTTTCAACTAAACCATCATCAATTGGATAGCGAACCATCATTGTTTTTGGAATAGCAATTTTATTACTAGCAAGAATTTGTCCTGTTCGTAGTTTGTCTCTAACTATATTTATAGGTTCGCTTGGATTAACACAAGGGACTCCCATTTGTTCAAATTGACGAATGATTGCTAATTGAAAGGGAAGTATACCTGCACCAAGTCTGACTAACACTAAGTCAGGTTTTTCAAAATCTTGACCTTTAAATTTTACTGATTGATTTAAATCTTGACTTACAACGATGTCAAAATCATCGGGATGACCTACAACAACTTGTAAATTTTTACTGGTAAAACTTTCTACTAATCTATTTGTTTCGTATTCATTTCGCTCTTGTTTAGATAGTATTAGTATTGTCATCTTTATCTTTTGTCCAAGTTACAATTTCCCAATCACCATTGTGATGTTCTACTAATGCAGTAAGAGATTCTACCCAGTCACCATCATTCATATATGCAACACCATCGATTGTTTTGATTTCAGCATGGTGTATGTGACCACAAATAACACCATCATATCCTTTTTTCTTACAATATGCAGTTAAGTTTTTTTCAAATTGAAATATAAAATCTATCGCTTTTTTGACCCTATGCTTAAGGAACTTGCTAAGGCTAAAGTACCCAAAACCCAAACGATGACGAACCCAATTGAATTTGCTATTGACTGAAAGAATGAAGTCATATGCTTTGTCTCCTAAAAAACTTAACCAAGGTGCTAGTCTGGTAATACCATCAAACAAATCACCATGAGTAACTAGATAATGCTTACCATCTTTACCTATGTGTTCTGCCTGATTACAAATTTCAATTAGACCAAAACTAATTCCAAAAGGAATCATGGGTCTTAAAAATTCATCGTGGTTGCCTGCAACATAAACAACTCTTGTACCACGTTTTGCATGTCCTAATATTCTACGTACAACATTTGTATGACTTTGTTTCCAACGCCATCTGTTTTGTTGTATCTTCCACGCATCTATAATATCCCCAACTAGATACAATGTATCACATGAGTTGTTTTTCAAAAAGTTATTTAGTTGCTCTGCTTTACAATCTTTGGTTCCAAGGTGAACATCGGAAATAAAGATAGTGCGATATGTATGTTCTGCCATGTCAATATTTAGCAAAAAATACGTTAAGAATATATTACAGTTCTATTTCAACATTAATTCGTTGACGAATTCTAATAATAATTTATGATGTTCTCTGTGATGCCAATACTTGTTAATATATTGCCAAGGCTTTTCATACCAAAATTGCATACTCTCTGGATGACAACCTATTAAACCTAATCTATTTTGAATGATTGCCATTGGCTCACCATTAGCATATGTAGCGATTGTTTGAAATTTTGTGTTATCACCTACAAACGTACAGCCATCGTAAAAGTACATATCTACGTTTTTATTTTTCCATGTTACATTTGCAACTGTGCCATAACTACGTTTGATATCTGCTGTTGGGCGTTTGATGTATTGTTCTGCTCTTACATCTTCTAACAAATCAAAATACTTTTGTTCAGCCCAATATGCGCCCATACATATACCAAGATATCTACCACCGTTGTCAATGTAATCTGCAATAAGATTGCTTATTCGGCGCCTAAAAAATTTGTGATGACTATCTGCTTCTCCAATACCACCTGGGAAAGCAACAATATCAATACCATTAAACATTTCTTTATTGATATCATTTTCAGAAAATAATTTGATATCATAAGCCTCATGCAATGCAGTCATTATTCCATCACAGCACTGGGTAGAACACTCAGGATGATGCACGAATAATGCTATTTTGGGTTTCATTACCAAGACTCTACAAGATTCTTTTCTTCGTTGTGAACTTGTAATGCACGTTTCTCTTGCATTGTAAGTTTATCTTTTGTGAAGCCATTGTGTCTAGGATTACTACACAGATAACATTTAGGATTACCACAATTCATAACATGATGCTTTGCTAATCTATGTGGGTTTTTAACTTCCATTCCATATGCTTTAGCAATTCTTAATTGCTTTGTTACTGCGACTTCATTACTATATCTACGTTTTGAACTTTTTAACTTTGTACTTGAATCGCTCATATAACCTCTTGTTAATGTCTTTTTCTATAGTCTTCTACTGCGGCCTTGATTGCGTCTTCTGCAAGGATTGAGCAGTGGATCTTGACTGGGGGGAGTGACAGTTCTTCAGCGATTGCTGAGTTCTTGATATTTGTTGCTTCGTCCAAGGTGCGCCCCTTAACCCACTCTGTGATAAGACTGCTTGAAGCAATTGCTGACCCGCACCCATACGTCTTAAATTTAGCATCTTCGATTATTCCCTGTTCGTTGACTTTTATTTGAAGTTTCATTACGTCACCGCATGCCGGGGCACCTACCATTCCAGTTCCAATGTTTGGATCGTCTTTGGCAAAACTACCTACGTTTCTAGGATTCTCATAATGGTCTATGACCTGCTTGCTATAAGCCATACTAGTCTTTCAAACTAGTATTTATCATCATCATTGATATCTACAACAATCCATCCTAACTTAAGTAAATCTTGTCGGATTTCATCAGTTACTACACTTTCGGGTACATAGTCATCAGCATTATGTCCACTTAAGCCATAACCATCATCTTGGTTTCCTATGCCCGAACAATACCAGTCAATATAGTCACCCTTTTGTAGCATGTCTGCAATTATACCACCTGCATGTCGCCAACTACAACCCCATGTTTCTCCTTTAAGTATAGGCCAAACATCGTTGCGGATAAAATCATTGTTACACATTGCCGCATACAAATGCTGTGCATAACTCTCAGAATTACGAACTTTCTCTAGTATCCAGTCGGTACTTCTTAAATCGTACTCTAAGTTATTCTTTTGCCATTGGGGATCCTCAATTTTAGCATCATCCTGTTCACGAAAGGTTTCGTACATATTAATGTAGTCGGCGGAGGGTTCTCTACCTTCTTCTACACATCTTTTAATATACCCATCTTTCTGAAAGGTATATCGGTCAGGACTTTTAGATACTTCACTCATCTGTAACCTCCATCCAAGTATGATCACCCATATACTTAACTTGTGTCATATAATCATAGTCTATTGGTTTTCCAGTAGACCAATCGTTTGGACCCATTGATGTTAAAATTGTTTTCTTTTTTCTGTTATCCCAAACTAACCAATAACAATGTCCCATGACGATTTGAAATTGATATTCAGCCTGATATACAGCATCAGTAACTTCTAATCTACGTTTTATGTCTTCTGCTTGTTTTTGTAAAACAGCAACCAACTCCATGATACGATCATATTCTTGCTGGGCATAAATCCTAGCATGATTAATCATGATGTCTTTTTGTTTAGTGACTGGCACTAAATCAAAATTGGGACCCCCTACTTCTGTAGGATAAGGGGTCACGTTTCTATTAAAAAAATTAACTATACTATTGCCAAGGGTAGCATCATAACTATCCTTGCCTTTAGCACTATTACTCTTGGGTGTGTCCATCACATTGATGAAATAAATCAACCTTTTCCCATGGCAGATATGACTTACCAAAATGTCCATAGTTTGTAGTAGAACTATAAATTGGACTAAACAAATCAAATCTATCAATAATACCTTTGGGAGTTAAATCAACATTGTCAATAATCCATTTTGTTAGATCACGACTATTTTCACTACTTTCAACATATACACTCATTGGCTCAGCCAAACCAATCGCATAACTTAGTTGAACGGTGGCCCAATCACTTTGCCCCGATGCAACAATGTTCTTAGCAAGATATCGTGCCATATATGCCGCACTACGATCTACTTTGGTGGGGTCTTTTCCTGAGAACGCTCCCCCGCCATGAGGGCTATAACCCCCATAAGTATCGACAATAATTTTTCTCCCAGTAAGACCAGTATCCCCATCAGGACCACCAATAACAAAACGTCCAGTAGGGTTGATAAAAAACTCAGTAGTGTCATCAACTAACTCCTTAGGTAAAATATCTCTAATAAAAGATTCTACATTTTCACGGACATATTCAATTGTTACCTCAGGTGAATGTTGAGTAGAACAAACAACTTTAGAAACACGGTTGACTGATGAATCGTCATTGTATTCCATAGTTACTTGGCTTTTGGCATCAGGGCCTAACCACAACACTCCATTCTTACGTGCAACTGATAGGCCTTGCACAATCTTATGACTCCAGTAAATTGCTGAAGGCATATAGTCTTCAGTTTCTTTACACGCATAACCAAACATTAAGCCTTGGTCACCAGCACCAAATGTGTCTGTGCCAAGAGCAATGTCTGCACTTTGTCCATGCATTAGATTAGCAACTTTCAATGTTTGCCAATGAAAGCCCTCTTGTTCGTAGCCAATATTCTTAACTACTCTACGTACTAGATAATCTAAATCTAAATTATCAATAGTAGGACCTTTATATTCTCCTGCTACGATAACTTGATTAGTAGTAACTAGTGTTTCGCAGGCGCAACGATATGCAGGATTTTTATGTGCCATAAACACATCTAAAACTGCATCGCTAATTGCGTCTGCTACTTTATCTGGATGCCCTTCGGCAACACTCTCACTTGTAAATAAATATGACAAAAGTTTTCCTTACTTAAAAAATATCAGTGCCATGACTACTGCTTGAGCCATGAAACCCAATCCAATTGTAATTAGATTGAGATTGTCTTTTTGAATGATTGCTTTCATAAAGAGCAATCCTAATGCTGACCAAACAATCAATACCATTTCAATAGGTGGCATTGTGTCTGTGATACCTAACATTAGTCCAAGTAGATTTGGCGCTGTGACTGCAAGCAAACACAATACTGCCATCCAATGAATGGTTCCAGCAGAGAGATGGGTAATCTTCTCTTTGAAATCATGACCGAGATTTTTAAAAAATCCTAAAAACGCTTCTTTAAAGTTCATACTTAATTTCCCTTCTGTGGATTGTTATAAAAAATGTGTCTACCAATATGCTCTGCTTTTGGATACTTCCAATTTGGATTAATGTAGTCTGCATGATAATACAATGCATGGTTTAATCCATCAAGCCTAAAACCTTCCAAATATACCTTTTTTGCGACTTCATAACTTTCTTGATAAGATTTTGGATCCTTTGGTCTTAGTCTAGCAACACTATCACAGTACCATGAAAATTGACACACTAGTTTGTCCACAAAGAAATCTTTTTGATGCACTACGCTACAGATATCTTTAGGGAATCTAGGATCACTAACACGATTTAATGTGACTTGCGCTACTCCTACTTTGCCTTCAAAAGGCTCATTTCCTGCCTCACGATAAATGTTCATTGCTAAACAATTTAATCGTTGTTCTACTACTTTTGCAGATGGATTGTCATAATTAACATCTTGTTCCTTATAAAAATGCATCTTGTAAGTTGTAATATGGGTTAAAAGAAATGTGACTAAAAATAGTCCCATTAAATGATAAACCCAATTTATCGACTTCTCCATTTTATTCTCCTTTCTGCCGATCTAAGATCGATCATAGGTTAAACAACGTTTACTATAACACAGATTGGAATGTGTTACAATACTTTTGGGTAATTAGTGTACCCAACAGTCGCAGTTACATTTTATGACTTGATCTATAGCAGCCGAAATACTAGGCGATGCTGGTAATAACGTACTGCTTGTGTAGTTAGGATCCAAATTTGGGGGTAAATTATTTGGATTTAACTCTGGTGGTACTTGTATGATTACTACAGGGTTTGATGGGGTAATAACTGTAGGGCCAGACGGTACCAACGGATTTACTACAGGATTTGGGTTACCTGTAATAATTGGGGTAACATCACCAGGTTGAACTGATGTTGTATTATTTGTAGGTGTTACATTTGTGGGTTGGAATCCTGTTGAATTCGTTCCACTAGTAGTATTAGTAGTATTGATAACTGTAGACGGTGGTACATAACTTCCCTTAGGTACAGGAGTAATCTGTTCCCCAGATGATGTATTATTAGTAGGCCATGCGGGATTAGTATATGTGTTTCCGTTTGGACTTAATATACCTGCTCCGGGTACTGCTGTTGGTAATGTACCATTCGATAATAATGTTTTTAAATCTGTGGGTGACAAAGTATCGGGCATATTATTGTCAGGACCGATACCTAATACTTGTAATCTATTTTGATTACGTTCTTGTCTTCCTTGTGCAACTAGACTTTGACCACCTGTTGTAGTAGGATCACTAATTGCTTCAATTGTTTGAGCAGCCATATGCGGGCTAGTATCTTGTGATAATGAAGGTACACTATCTACAAACGCATAACACGTTACTGGATAGACATTCATAAAATAATTTTTTGGTACTGGAACTGGTACAATACCTGTATATCTAGCACGTTGTTCAATCTTTAATTGCACACCTGCTTGATTATAGTAAGTGTTCAAATGTGTAGATGCATCAATATTATTTTGTTCAATTGAAGTTATTTCTGCGTTTGCTTGATCAATATAGCCTTGTACAGGGCCATCCATTGTAGGCCAACCTGTTTCTAAAAGTGTTGTAACTCCCAATGTATTTGTTTCTGTACCTGATGTGTTTGTACCACCTGTTGCTACAGTACCATTGCTATTAACAGGCAATGTTGCTGTTGGTGGACTTTGAATAATTACAGATTCTACAGGTGGTGTAGGAGGTACAGGTGGGTCAGGTTGACTAACGCTTGTTGTTTGATATAAGTAAGGAGTGCCATTGTTGACATTTATTCCTGTAATTCTACCAAACGTTCCTCCACCATTTGAAGCCGCATTGTTATCATCTTGTCCAAAACTTAAAACTGATACTGATGCATTACAATTGTTTGGAGTTAATGTAACTGTAGGTACAGGAGCGGTTCCTCTTCCATAACCACCACCTGGATCACTCATTGTGATACTTACTGTGTAATACCAATGGTCAATTCTAGGTTGTCCAGCAACGGGTGGCATTGCTGAAGGATCCGGTGGAATATAAGGTTGTACTTCTACGTTGTATACAGTTTGTGTGATAGGCAATACTGCACCCTTCCACGTAACTGCTAAAAATAATTGCTGATAGATATTATGTAACTTAGTTGTTTGTAACTGTGTTATTCTATCAAACATCAAACTCCATGCATAAGGTAAACCAGACATACAACCAAACATATCTGAGAATGTATATGTGCCGTTTGGTCCTGTGCCCAATGCGCAAATAGTATTGCCAGCAGTAGATAATGCGGTATCAGTTGGCTTGTTTGTGCCATTGACTTGTGTTAAGCCTGTTGTGTTTTCAATACCTTGTACTACTCTAGCAAACTTTTGAAAGTCAAAATATTGTATATTGCGAATCTGTCTCATAGCAACACTAAATGCACCACATGCTGTTGCTTGATCAGCAGGTATAATGTTGTTTAAGTATGAACCAAATCCAGTTGGCAATACGTTATAATTACTAGGACTTAGTGTTTTATTTGTTGTAGGTGGAGTGCCAGTTGGTAACTGTGTTCCAACATAACTCTTGATAGCAGGTGTATTCAATGCATTGTTCAATCCACCATTACTATAAATCAAATAATATGTTTTGCTATTAGTCGGTAAGCCTTGCTCTGCATTATAAACAGGAACAGTTAATGATGTATAACTATTTGGGAACAAGTATATTGGATTTAACAAATCTGCTAGTGTGTTGAACCCAGTAGTGTTACATTGCATTGGTGCTAATACATGTGTTAAATTTTCACCTGTGATAATTAAAAACGCACCGTAAATTTGTTGTTCTTGTGCTTGAGAAATACTTTGTGCAGTACCAGTAGTAATGGCAGCAATGTCGTTACTAGATAATCCTGAGGCAATCAATGCCAAACTTAAATCTTGAGTGACTGCATTATTTTTACCCAAGTTACGCAATAGATTACTAGGTAATCCAAACGTTGCAATATCAGCAAGATTAATCACTTTACCTAAATTAATACAATCTGTACCAAAATAATAACACGATAGTGTGACACCTGAGATATCAGCACTAATCAAGTCATCCATGTTACTATAAACGCCTTGTAAGAAATTCTTACTAGCGTTTAATGCATTGATGGCTTGATTAGAATAACTAATAAATCCATTGGCATTCATAAATGATGCGCAGAATTCTTTGTATTCAGGATTTGATAATGTTACACTGGATCCATTCCAGTTAAATTCGTTCCATGCTTGTAGTGCATGTAATCTAATATAACCCCATTGTGTTACACTTGCATTAGGATTAGTTGTGTCGTAGGGTATCCAAGTTGCCTCTTGACCTTGACCAGTATTGCCCGAGATAGGATAACCTGATGTTGCAGGGCCAGGTAGTCCACCACCACTTGCTACTGCTAAAGTTGTCCATACTCCGGCAGGATCTTCAACAATGTATGTTGGCGCTCTAGCATTACCTAATGCAGGGATAGTGATAACAGGATGTAGTCCAATACTAATTAGATTGTTGTATGTGCCACTATCTACTTTTTGTCGGACCCAGCCATCATTGATAGCCCATGTTAATAATCGTAATACTGTGTTCTGTACTAAACTACCAAACGCATAATCACTATTTGTTTTACTAGCGCCCATGTAACTAGCAGCCACAGGATTAATGGTTAGACCAGTATTCTGTAATACTGAGCCTAATACATTAACGCCTAAGGGACTTTGTTTTCCTGTGTCTGCCATATTTTTCTTTTATGGACAGAAAACAGTTGAACTGCCTTGTACGATGCTATGACCGCACGTAGTGCTAGATCCAACTCGCAAAACAGGAACGCCTTCAGCAAATACTGTGGGGCTACCTTCGGTTGTCTTTGCTGTAGTATGCGGTGGTTTAAAATTGTTATGTGGAGTAATGTCACTCACATGCAATCCAACTGCAATACTATCAGCAAACACGGATCCGGCGCCGCGAACAATCTGTCCACCGACCGCATTTTGATCGCCTTTCCTGCTTAACTGTGCCATATTTTATCCTAATACTAGTTTCTTCTCAGGTACTTTAATACCTGTGGTTGCTTCAATGTACTTCATTTTAACGTTATCGTCTGTGAGTACATAGATAGCAATGCTATTAGTATTTAGTCTATATTCATTCTTGGGGTCTGCGGTGAATAAACTTGGGACTAGACCCAAACCCTGATTTGCAGGGGCAACACTAACTGGCTCTGATACAATGATAAAGCCCGAGTCGCTAGCGTCTTTTACTTTGGCGATTAATTCTTCGCCTGAATTTAGTTTAAATGAATATACTGATCCAACTGTTAAGTTCATAATGTTTCCTCTTTGTATTGTACTTATCACGTGAAAATCACGTTGAAATGAAATATTCTTTTACATTGGGACCAAATTGAATTTTTGGGATATTCCATGTCTCCCAATATCCTGTATCTATTTTAGTTTGCAAGAAACTAGCAAATAATTGATTGAATTCAGGAGTAAAATGTCCAGAAATCCAACATGTGTTTTCTTTAACATTTGTATTGTTAAGATTTAGTTGCTGTTGTTGATTAACATAAAGTTCGAATAAAGTCATTTTAGGATTATTACACAAACTGTACTTGTTAGATAACCAATCCATGCATGGAATATGTATTGTATCAGGTCTTAATTTTAAGACTTTTTCTACCATTAACTCTTCAATATCTTTTTGTTCAGTATCGTCTATACAAGTATACCAACCTTTTAAGTTATTAAGAAGTTCTATATCTTTTTTAGTTAGATTTTTGTAATCAAAGTAAGTTAACAAATGTGCTAGATTTACAATACGATGTTTGCCATTTATTTCTAAATTTATTTCGTGACTGTATCTACCAAATGTAGTTATTAAAAATATATTGATATCGTGTAAGTGGTGTGTTTCTATAAACTTCTTATAAGCATAGTATACAGATGCACCACTTTCACAGTAGTTAGTAATTTTACAAGAATATTGGTTTTCTATTATTTTAGACCAATGGTAATTGAATCCAATATCATAGTTACCATCGATCTTGGGTAGTGACCCAGTACCAAAACTATCTCCGTATAGTCCTATACTGGGTCCAAACATTACGCAGCCAAACGTACTTTTAGTTGATCAAAACCACCTACATATTCTTCATCTAAAAAGATTTGAGGAACAGTACGTGCTGTGGGGACTGCTTCTAATAGTTCTTCTTTGGTATACCCATCACCGATTTTTCTTTCTTCAAATGGGATATTACGTTGCTTTAATAATGCCTTTGCTTGGTCGCAATAAGGGCAGTTGTACTTACTCCAAACGATTGCTTTCATGTTGTTCTCCTTTTAATAAAAAGCGGTATTGCTAGTGTTAGAATATATCCTAAGGCAAAATACTCTAACGGATAGCAGGGGTTAATATTCCAATTGACTATAAAAGCCAAAATATAAAATAATGTTACGTTTAAAAACCAAGTCATATTATAAATTCGGAAGTTCGTCATAATCAATAGAATCACTCATTACACCAATTACGTAATTCGTTGATTCATTTTCTTGTAATGCTGTTTGTTTCTTACTAGTGTCACTATGCTTATTGAACCACGGAATAGGACTATTCTTTGGTGCAGGATTTTGATACTTAATACCGATTTCTTTCAATGCACTTACTGCTGTATAATCAACAAAGTCTTTTAAAATGTTTGCGTTAAGACCAATGACTGGACCCATCTTAAACAAATAATCAGCCCATTCTTTTTCTTCACGTATAACATCCATATATAGTTGATATACTTCTTGTTCGCACTCTTGTTTAATAGCGGCAAAACGATTATCTTCTTTAACAACTTGATTGATAAGATATGCTGTCCAGCCTTTATGCAATAGTTCGTCTTGTAAAATCAAACTAATAATATTACCGTTACCAATAAAGATTTTGTTTTCGACCATTGCTAGACTTGTGGCAAAACTCACCATGAATCTAAATGCTTCCAATGCATAACTTGCATGTAATGCCATATAGATTGCTTTAATGTGATCTTCTTCTGCGATATCTCCGTCTAGTTCGTAGGCGCAATTTAATTTATGCAAGTTATCATAGTATTTTCCAACACTACTTGCCATGTTAACAATTTCTTGTGTGTCGTGAATTGTATTGAATACATCCTTAGGTACATTATAAATGTTACGAATAATGTGGCTATAACTACGGCTGTGAATATTTGTTTCAAAGAATGTCCAGTTGTAAACAAGTGCCTCTAATTCAGGCAAACTAATTACTGGTGTAAAAATTTGACTAGGGCCACGTCCTTGCAAACTATCTAATGCAGTTTGTCTTAACAAATTACTTGTAAAGATATGTTTGACGGCATCACTTGCCTCTTTGAAGTCATTTGCATCTTTACTTAATGATACTTCTTCAGGTACCCAAAAGAATCCACGTGCTGTTGTTTCAAAGTCAGCAATCTTTTTATATTTGACTTCCTCAAATCGTTGAATGGTTACAGGACCCTGAGGGTCAAGAAACATCTTACGATTAAGATAGTCTGTCTTTGTGTTTAAGTTGTATTGTTGTTTACTCATCTTGTTTCATATCCAAATCTAACCCCAAAAAAGGTTCTAAGTACGGTTGCTTCTGCTTTAATTTCTTTAACCCAATGCTCTTCATCAGTACTATATATAACAAGTCGATTGGGGATAGGTAAAATTTCTACTCCATGAAAGCATAATTGACCACCCCAATCTTCTTCCCATTTTTCATTACAATAAATAAAAGCCTTATAATTTTCTGTCAAAAAAGAAACTTCTGTTGTATGTTTAATAGGTGCTCTAATATTGTCTTGATGTAAAGGAATTATATATCCAGGACTGCAATACTGAAAGAAAACGTTTTCTATTGGATTTAACTTTTCAGTATAGTTACTCAAAACATTTTTTATTTTCTCAATAACTGGTATAATACCTGACCCCATACCAATTAAGGGTGTGGTCAAATCACCATCTAAATTTCTATAAGGAACTGCCTCAGAATGGCTTTCAAAGATTTTTCCAAACTTACCTTTATAATGTTTATCCGCACTTTTACGCAGAAAGGATAAATCTGTATCTTCTAAAAAATTATCTTGTATGTGATACATTATAATTTACACGCTTCGCAATCTTCTTCTTCCATGTTTACCAATTCTGATGGTAAATCTACCAGTTCATCTTGGCTCTTACTACCAGCCTTGTTGATTAAACTGTAATAGAAAGTTTTTAATCCCCAATGATGTGCTTGCATTAAGTTCTTAGCAATTAGTGTAGTAGGTACTTTACGATCAGCAAAGTGTGCAGGGTTATAGAATGTGTTTGTACTAATGCTTTGATCTACGTATGCAGCTAGAATGGCTGCTGTCTTTAGATATGCATCACAGTCACGTTGATCCCACATCAATTGATATTTGTTTTTAAGTTTTGCATATTCTGGAACAACTTGAATAAATGATCCAGCCTTGCTTTCTTTAACACTAATCAAACTCATTGGTAATTCAATACCATTTGTGCTATTAATAACAACACTACTACTTTCAACAGGTGCAATAGCCATTAGTGTTGCATTACGTACTCCATATTGTTTCATATCAGTACGTAATGTTTCCCAATCAAGTTCAGGAGCAAAATCTGCTAATTCGTTTACTCCATTTGATCTACGTTCCCAAGGGAAAATACCCTTGCCATACCATGTCTTATCGCTATCTACACATGCACCACGTTCTTTTGCAAGTTCAACAGTGGCTTCTGTAAGATAGTATGCTTGATGTTCCATCCATGATTTAACATCTTGTAATGCATCTGGTTCGCCATATTTGTAATTTCGTTTGGCATGCCAATATGCTAGATTGGTAACACCAATGCCTAATGGACTGATTTCATCGTTGCTTAGTTTAGATTGAATAGAGAGATAGTCTTGGTAATCCAATATATTACAAAGACTGCGCTGAAGGATACGACAAGCACGGCGCATGTCTTCAGGGTTACGGAACGCACCCCAATTAATACTCCCCAAAGTGCATAGAGCAATACGCCCAGCATCATCATCCAAACGCTTAAAAGGCTTAGTAGGTAATAGAATTTCACAACATAGGTTACTCTGATAAATTGTATGATACTCTGTATCAAAAGGACCTTGATTCATTACGTTATCAATGAATACAAGATAGATTCGACCAGTATCTGTTCTTTCTTTTAATATACCGCTTTTGAATACTTCTTCGGCACTCATAGTCTTTTTACGCAAATCCTTGCGTTTTTCATACTTTACATAGAGTTCTTCAAATAACGTTGTGTTACTATAAAAGGCTTCGTATAAGTCTGGTACTTCATTCGGATCAAAGAATGTGATGTTTTCTTTGTTTTTAAAACGGCGCCAAAAGAATGCGCTAAGGACAACTCCGTAGTCCATGTGTCGAACTCTAGTTTCCTCTGTGCCTTGGTTGTTCTTAAGAACAATAAGATCATCAAACTGATGATGCCAAATGGGATAAAATACTGTAGCACTTGCATTACGAATACCTCCTTGACTGCAACTACGAAGGTCACCAAACCATTTCTTTAAGAATGGAATCATACCTGTGTGCATGATTTCGCCACCACGAATAGGACTACCTAAGGGGCGCAATCTGCCAATCTCTAAGCCAATACCAGCACGTTTGCTAGCATACTTAGCCATCATTTCTCCACTTGCGAAAATACTGTCCAAATCATCATCCGAGCGAATAAGTACACAACTACTAAATTGTTTAGTAGGTGTACCAAGCCCTGCCAAAACTGGCGTAGCCAATGTGAACAACCCATCACTAGCGGCGTTGTAATATTCTTTGATGTAACGCATTCTTGCGCTGTTTGGTTCTTCTTTGTGAAAAACTGTGGCTGCAGCCACAATATACCTAATCTGGGGAGTTTCATAAATTTCCTTTGTAGCACGATTGCGCACTAGATATTTTTCAATCATTTGCTCAATGGCGGCATATGAATATTGCTCGTCCTTTTCATGGTCAAGCATATCATTCATTTTGTTCCATTCTTCTTCTGTATACCATTCTAGTAATTCAGGAGTATACAAACCAACATCAATATTCTTTTTAACAATATCATAGAGGTGCGGAACCTGGTAGGATCCATATACATCCTTACGCAACATGCTTACACGTTGCTTGCCTGCTACATATTGATAATTCGTATGACCAATGTCTGGATTGTTTTCTACGTCAATCAAATCTACAATAGCACGTAGTGTTAGTTCATCAATTGCTCTGGTTGTAATGCCATCATAGAAATGTGGTTGAGCCTTGATTTCGATCATTGATTGACTTACATCTGCGATTCCATTACAAATTTTTGCTACTTGTGCTTGCCACTTTTCAATTTGAAGTGGCTCTGTTATACCTGATCTTTTGGTTACGTTGATTCTCATACTGTGCCTATTTTTTTAATTATTGTCTCGATACCGATTTTCTTGTTTACCTTAAATTCTGTTAGAGTAGTATTTACTACCGACCTTGGCCAGTAATTCATAATATATTTTGCGTTGTCAACCAGGACTAATACAACATCTACGTTATTATAATCGGTTGCTTCCACAATGTCAACGTCTTTTATTCCCAATAAGAAAAGGGTATAAACCATTCCCAATGCACGTGCGTAGTAACAATAATCGTTGTCACTAAGCAATTGCCATGGGTCAGGCCATGTTTCTATGTCATCTGGATGTAGATAGTGATTGCGCAATGGACATTGTTGCCAAAATGCATCTACTTCGATGCATATGGTTTCAATGTCCTTTTCTGTTAGATTGGTTTTTAGATCATTCCAAGTACGGAGTCTAGTGTAAAAATCTTGTAGGAAAACGTTCATCAGTAGTACTTATCAGCAATTTTACTGATTAATACAAATTAATTAACATCTACCTACTAAGACTTCAATTATACCGTCTGGTGTGTCACCATTATAGGACTGTAAAGCCTTACCAATGATTGTACCAGCACGTGCTTCATTGTTTGCTTTGGCGTATCCTGGAACTTCAGATGTAACCATTAAGTCACCCTTCACAACAGGTCCTTGAACCTTACATGGAACACGTCCCATCAATGCTAAGTCTACAACAAATTCACCTGCACATTCACTATTCATCAAGTAAGCAGGGTTAGTTGATACTACACCGGCAACTCTTGTGTTGTCTGCTGTTCCCAATGCAGTAACTTCATGATCACCACCAAACACTAGAACAGTACCTGGTTCATATGCTTTATCAGCAACATAACGTTCTGCCAAGTCAGCGTATGTGGCATTAAGTTTACTACCTGCACTTAGTGAGAAGTTACCAGTAATAGTACCTGCTGTTGTATTTGCACCAGTTGTCAATGTACCTAATGTTACTGCACCTGAACCAACCGACAAACTTGCACCAGTAATACCGTTTGTTACTGCTAGTGAACTTAGTGTACCAACTGATGTGATATTAGGCTGAGCCGCTGTTGTTACTGTACCTGCAGTACCTGCAGAACCGCTTACAGAACCTGTGATTGTTGCTGTAACAGTCAATGAACTTAATGTACCAACTGATGTAATGTTAGGTTGTGATGCACTTGACACGGTAGCCGCATAACTTGTTGTTGGGATACTCAATGTACCTGTTACGTTAGCGCCAGGAATATTTGTTAAACCAGCACCTGAACCATAATGGGCGCCACCTGAGTTAGCAATGATGTTACTACCAGAGATGTTACCTGTTACTGCAAGTGATGTTAATGTACCAACACTTGTAATGTTACCTTGTGCGGCGCCGTATACAGTACCTGCAACTAATGCATTACCTACTTGACCACTTACGTTAGCACCTGCTACTGAGTTAGCAGTAGTTGCATATGCCACTGCACCTGTTACGTTAGCACCTGTCAACTGTGTTAAGCCAGCACCGTTACCAGAGAATATACCTGTGTTAGCAGTAAATGCTGATGCTGTTACTGTACCACTTACACCCAAACTTGTTAGTGTACCAACTGAAGTAATAGCAGGTTGTGCCGCTGTTGTCACTGTACCCGCTGTAGTTGCTGTAGCAACTGACAAGTTAGCAACGGTAGTTGTTGATGTAACTACTAGAGGAGCAGTACCTGTTGCAACAGTTGAAATTAATTGACCAGATACGTTAGCATTACCTGCTGTAATATTGCCTGTTACTGATAATGATGTTAATGTACCAACTGATGTAATGTTAGGTTGCGCATTTGTATAAACAGTACCTGCAACTAATGCATTACCTACTTGTCCGCTTACGTTAGCACCTGCCACTGAGTTAGCAGTAGTAGCATAAGCGACAGCGCCTGATACGTTAGCACCTGCAACTGCATTTGCTGTTGTTGCATATGTAGCGAGACCAACAGCACCTGATACGTTAGCGCCAGCTACTGAGTTAGCAGTAGTTGCATAAGCAACAGCGCCAGTTACGTTAGCGCCAGCTACTGAGTTAGCAGTAGTTGCATAAGCAACAGCGCCAGTTACGTTAGCACCAGTGATAGAACTCAACGCACTACCATTACCATAATGATTACCTATGATGTTAGCACCATTGATATTACCAGTTACGTTTGCGTAACCTGTAACGTTTGCACCTGTTGAAGTAACAACTAATACGTTAGCAGTACCTGTAACGCTTAAGTTGATGTTACCGTTAGCAACTACGTTAACGTTACTGTTACCATCTGCAAGTGTGCTGATACCAGCAATGCTAACATTGGTAACTTAACAGTTAACGGTACGTTGACCGCATCAAG